GCAGCAATTTTTTGTAAATTAATTTGATCTTTTTGTAATTTAAGAATTTTTTCTTGTATATCAATTTCATTTGGTTGTTGTTTCATAGCTTCTGCTTGATGCAATATAGACCTTGCTTCTTCTTCTTTAGCTTCAGCCAAAGTTTTTTGTACATTTGCTGATAATTGTTGCATTTGCATCTGTTGCACTTGTTCTTGCATCATTTCTTGTTGTTCGTTAGGTTCATTACCTTGCATTAAAGCATTTACTATTTGATCTCTATTATGAATAGATGAATTTTGGAATAATGCTAACAATATTATTTCAAAAGCAGGAGAATCTTGTGGTATTGTTTGTAACATTTGTACCATTTGTTGCATTTCTAGTTCTTTTGCCATTATACCCATAGTAGAATATGGCACAAACTTGTAATCTGTAACAGGATAACGATCTACATCAAATTGTATCTTACGATACATACATTTATTAATTAAAGGTATAAGAAATGTGTTTTGAAAATTCATTAAAGTACGTTTTTGTCTTTTGATAGCAGCACTTTGCATCATTGACATGCCACTAGCAGTATCATTAGCTGCACCTGCACCTGTATCAGCACTTCCTGTACCCATTTGTATCATGTTTTGTAGACTAGCTACTTGATTAAATGTATTTTGATCTGTTTGCCCCATGTCTAAAGGCATAATAGCTTCTCTAGGATTGCCATTTGTTAATACAGTTTTACCTGCACGAACTTCAAACTTAGTACCTCTTGGTAATCTAGTAGCATCTGCTGCTAACATTGGTGTAGTAGTCAATGCTAATGAATCTATTCTTGCTCTCATTTCAGCATCTAAAGCCTTTTGTGGGTTATACCCCTTTTCAGCTACGCCTCTACCCCAAAATTTAGATGGTACAATGTCATGTTGATATGATATAAAAGGTCTATCATTCATCATAAAAGCGTTTTCTTCTACTCGTAAAATGTATTGATCATTGACCATAGTAACAACAGCTTCTACTAATTCATCATCATTGTACTCAAAATCATCTTTATCTTCTTTTGCTTTTAAAAATCTTTTTGGTACTAAACCCCAATACTCACATATTTTTACTGAATCAGATTCATCTGCTGATTTGTTTTCTTCATCATAACCAAATTGAACTGTATCATAATCTCCATCAATAGGCACATCCATATAAATACCAGAGTTAATACCTTCTATAATGTGATATCGAGGTTTAATAACCTCATGTGCAACACCTAAAGCATCATCAATTGATGTAGCACTTGGATCAATTAAAAATTCTTTTGGTGATATTGGTTCTACCAGAACATCAATAGCATCATATTCTACAATTGTACGAGTTGTAGCCAATGTGCCTTCTATAGTTTTTTCTATTGGTGCTCTTTCTTTAGTTGGTTTAACTACAATCTTTCCAATACCAGTACCATAAATAGCACTATTAAGAAATACTTCACATATTGCATCTTTACAGCCTGCTCTTTCTAAATCTTCTTGTAATAAATTACGAATATATTCTGCTTCACTATTATCAGGATCAAGATAATCATCTTTAATATCAAACCATTTGCCACGACCAAATGTTGCTTCTTCTAATTCTGCAACAGATGATTCTATAGCTTGTTGTAAAGCAGGAGAAATTAATTTTGATCTTTCTGCTTGTCTTGTTCTATCAGCAACATCCCAAATACCACGCCACAATCTATAATACTCATCCCATAATGGTGTATAATTAGTATTTCTATGATTACGCCAACTATCAAGGCGATAATTTAGCCAGCTTGCTAATGCTTGGTAGTTATTTTCTTGCATATCCATATTAATTTATATACCTTAAATAATAAGTTGCGATTATATCACAAAACGAAATATTAATGTAACATTCTTTCATTTTCTTCAACAATTACATCTCCATCTAATAACATTTTACAAATAGTTAAATCAACAGAATCATCAAAGTCATCAAAATTTAATTCTTTTTTTAAATCTTCTTCTAATAAATTTGTTATAATTTGACAAGCTACTATATATCTTTGTATTATATTTGATTGATCTTCACTATATTCTAATAGCTGTGCCATTTCTTGTGGCGTTAAATTACTAATATCCAGCGACATCATCTATTACCTCCCATTCATCTTCCAGTTCTATTGAGTGTGCAAAGTCTGCAACACTTACTTGATCTATATAAGCCAATGCGTCAAGCATGTCATCATGTGCTAATTTGTTTGGAAAATCTAACATTTGATTACAAAACTCACGCCATTCTTTTTTTTCATTAAAAGTTATTTGGCCATGTTCCATTCTACCTTGTAATGCCCAGGTAATTCGGTCATTCTTTTTCTTACCACCATGTCGCATTTCTATTATAGAAACCCATCTACCTTCTGTTCTCATTTCATCTTCAAGATAAGGTAATATAGCGTTGCGTAATGAGCCAGTTTCAATACCTACTGTACTTGATTCTACTTTCATAGCAGATGAAAGAATTTTTTTAGCAGTTTCTTTAATATTCCAACGCCCATGCAGAATATCTTTAACCCACCATTTATCACGATCTATTTTAACAATAGCAATAGCTGTTTCATCTAGCCTAGATCTTTTAAGATTGCGTTCTGTTTCTACAGCCTCGTAACCAGCAGGATCAACTGCAATAACATAATTGCCTTGTTCTGGTTCTTCATCTACTTGAAACCATGATTCTTTAAAAATACCGCCAGAATTAGTTTCAAAAGAAGCCTCAAACTCTTGTCTAAATGACATAGAGGACATTGACTTTTTAGAAGCCTTTATTTCATCAGCAGGTAAAAAAGGATTATCTCTTGATGTAAATTGAAATGCCTCCCAATCATCATCATCTAAAGCGTCTTTATACAAATCAAAAAAATGATTTTTACCAGCAGGTGTTCCTATAAACAAAGCACCACCACGAACATCAGCAAGCGTAGGTCTAATAATTTGTTCCCATACCTGTGGTTTCATTGAGGCGTATTCGTCTAATACAACGTAAGCCAAGCCAACACCACGCAAAGTTTCTGGTCTATCACTACCTTTTAAATATATTTTCCTACCATTTATCAATGTAAGAACAGCGGTGTTCTCGTATGCTTGTACTATTAAGTCTTTACCTAAGTCTTTTAACATTGCCCACATAATATCTTTGGCTTGTTGAAAGGTAGGTGCTATATAGAATACATCTTTTGACTCAGATTGTATTGCTTTAATAAGTAATATCCAAGCAGATAGATAGGACTTTCCAAATCTACGACCAGCAGCAACTATTTTAAAGCGTTTATCAGAATGAAATATTTCTAACTGAGCAGGGTGTAGATCAATGTTTAGTTCAGCCAAACTTTTCTGCCATAGGTGTAGAATCTATATTAACGACTATTTCATCATCACTTTTTTCTACTGGTTCAACTAGTTCAGCATCATCAAACTGTGTTGCTTTTTGTTTAATAGACTCTATAGAAGCTACATTAATAACAACTTGAGCATCATTTTTAGCACGATTGCTGTCAACAGCCTTATGTACAGGCAGTATTCTATCCAGACACATCTTTAAACAATGCACATCTCCTTCCATAGCCTTTTGAATTACTCTTTCGACTATTTCTGGACTTTTTTCAGACATTAGTTCCCTTGCGAGGGCGGTATATTTGTTTACAGAACCTTTTGGTCGACCTGCTGGGTTTAATGAAGTCATGCCTTTTACAAAAGCAGGATTACCTTTCTTGTTTTTCATAGCAGTAGTATACCACATTACTAGCTAAAATACCTTTTTTTTTGAAATTACGTTTTTTGTGGCTTGGAGGCTACGTGTACAGTAGCTGTATGGCATGAGCCTCCCCTAGGGGGTATTAGTAACTTCTAGGGATCTGGGACACTTGCCCTGAAACGCCCATTTAAGAGGCTTTTATCATTTAGCAAGGGCTAAGTATTACCCTCAGGATTTAAAAGCACAGGGACTGGGATACTGGAAGTTAAAATGAAAGAGGAGGATATACAATATTCCCTTACTTTCCCTTTAGTAAATATCTATTACATCTGGCTAGTATCAAGCTCAGTAAGACACAGTGTTCCCTTGTTCTATTTAGTTGTTCTTTCCCTACTGCTAGAGCTGACAGTTTTCTACTTGGATTTAGGCCATGCTTTGCTCACTGTTGTAAAAAAGCTACACGCTAGAAGCCTTATAAACATTAAAAATCATGTAGTCCTGGTTTAGATCATTTGTTGAATTAATACCACACACAAAAAAACACTCTTGGAAGTTAAAAAAAAAATTCTGGAAGTTAAATTAAACTTCTTAATTCTTGAATTTAATATTTGGAAGTTAAAATGTTCTAATGATCTTGGATTTTTGCTTTAGTTGGACTAAAAAAAAACGCCACATTTAAGCAGCGTTCTTTAGTCTTACTTTATTACTTATTATTTACATCTTGGTATCCAGTCGTCACCGTCACCTTGCCACCATCTCCTCTTATGAATTCCGAACACATCATGACCGAATGAGCCGTCATCAAATGATAGAAGCCGTTCAAGTTGTTCAGGGCTAAGCTGACTATGAGTCAGGGTAATGTCTAGAGATTGACGCTCTGGTGTCCAGCTTGGTAGCCAAGAACGTAGCGTGTCGACTCTATCGAGTATCAACATTACTAGATTATCTTGTTCTTTGTAATAGTTACTCATTCGCCCACCTCTTGGAAACCATCAAACCAGTTACCCCATTTATTAGTCATTGCCAGCCCTTGCGGTTCTGTACACGTTTCACTAGATGTTTCTATATCGTTGCAATGATTAATGGCCTCCTCTCTAGTTAAGCCAGTCTTAATTATTGCCTGTGGTTTATCTTGAAAAAATCTTATGATTTGAAAACTCATACCGCCCCCTGATGTAAAGTAATAATTTCATTATCTTCTATTGGCTTGCTTTTGTGCATTACCCCAGCGTATCCGTTAAAAGTTACTTTAGTTAAATATTGGTTAAAGTTCTTTTGCTTGAAATAGAACCCGTAACTCTCGCCACTATTCACATTAAAACCCTCAGTATATAAAATGGCGTTTAGTCTTTCTCTAGTGGTGACAGTAGGCCAGCCCGCTAGAGTTAACTCTAAACCATTACCACTTGAACGCCACGCTATTTTATTACCATGAAGATAGACAGACTTTCCATCTGTATAGGTGTTCCCAAGTGTTTTAGTTTTGCCCTCATTAAAAGCCTGGGCGATTTGTTTTGATATCTTTCTCATATTATCTTTCTCCTAAATGGCCAGCTTAAAAGGGTGCTGGCGAAACCCTAAAAAATTATTAATGATAGGAATATTATAATTAATAAAACACTCATAAAGATAAAACTTCCTAAAATTACTATATGTTTCGTTTTTATTACTTCTTTAATCACGTCTTTAAATCTCCTCTATTGTTTGCCAATCTCTAACAATTTCAATCTGCACATCATAAAAGGTTCGACAATCTAGACATTGCCAAGTTTCGTATTCACAGTTCGAGCCATTATCGAATTCGAGTCGCCCCGAACATTTAGGGCAGATTTCTTCTTTATTGATGATCATGTTTAGACCTCCTCCAGATGATTGGTTGTTGGTTCGTAATCTGTACTCTCAACAATTGTACAGATAGTGGCAGAGTATGTATCTTCATGATGAACCAAATCTATATATTTGTCCCTAGCTTCAGCTAATGAGGCGAATGCCTCATAATCATCATTTGTTTGGCCACCACTACAAGCGTTACTGTCAATTATTGTCCACACTACAAGGTACTTAATCATAGTGATGACCTCCCTCGAATGATGACTCACCAATATATTTCTCACCTTTATCAAATTGTTCAGTTAGATAGTAGGAGTTGCCTACTGCATCATATACAGGCTCACCATCTTCAATATTTTCCTGTGCATGGTCATCCCATGTTGTCCAGTAATAAGAGTCCTGACTGTAAAGGATGCTCAACATACAATGCTGAGAACAGGCATAACCTCCATCATCAAAATAATATCCCTCATTCATGCCTACGCCACAATGTTGACATTGGCGAGGTAAAAAAGTTTCATCTTTTGGAAAGTCTTTTAAGTCACAATTTTTAAGTGTTTTAAAAGGGTACTCCTCCTCCTCATTTAGTATCTTTGATATTTTATCTCTAGTCTTTTTTGAATATTCCATATTAATTTTCTCCTTTTGGATGGCTTGTTATTTCTTTACCAAGATGATGATATTTGTTAAGGGTTGAACCCAAACATCCATAAATAATAGCCAGATTATATTTAGATGCCTTATGTGGACACTTTTCTATTTCTTTAATTAAGCAGTCCATGCCTTCTTGGATACTTTCAAATGGTGTAAATAATGGTATATGTTTCATCATATTGCTCCATCCATAATATCCTGCACTCTATCCCACCAGCCAGTATCAGATTGAAAGCTATCCATAGCATTGGCATATTCTGGAAAACCTTTTCTAAGTAAATCCCTGTTATTGCCATCAGATATTGAGAGGGCTTCAGCAAGTGCAGTATTAAAACTGCCATGTGTCCTAAATTGCCACATCCATATAAATTTTTGTCCTTTGTCTAAGTCATGTATTTTATTTCTGTTCATATTGTTATCCTTGTAAGTAGCCAAAATTAGCTACACCAAAATTATAACAAAAAAAAAGGCTCAATTAAGAACCTTTTTAAATTAATTAATTTGCAGTTAATTGTCTATACCAGCCAGCCTTTTCTTAGTGCCTCTAAAAACAACACAAAGTAAATTGAAGAACCAGTACAAACGACTACCATAACGAATACTAGGTACGATATTATTCTATCAATCATGCGACTTCTCCGAGTGATTAAGCGATATTTCTTTTTTAAGATTTATATGATATTCAATGTCCTCTATTTCTAATCCGTTTATAAAATCAACGACTTCATAAAAGCGTTTTTGTGGGATTTTATTAAGATCATCACTAGACATTAAAATCTGTAATGTTTTACTAAACTTTTCGACTAAATCGAGCAAGTTCGATTGCGACTTTATTAATTTTTCGGTTAAATCATTTGTCATTTTTTTTCTCCTTGATTGGCGTCCAATCTGTATTGACTTCTCCAGCTATTTCTGTCCGTACTCTGCTAATATATTCAGCTTTTTCTTGCAGCGTTTTATCGACTTTCTTCATAGCTTTAACATGGTACAGTTCCTTTGTTTTTTCATTATAAACTATCATGGCAAATCACTCCAGAAATCTCTGGGATCTAAACCTCTTTCCCTGTACTCATCTCGCAAGTCATCAGCCCTCATGATTTCTTGTTCACGTTTTAATTCTTCT